TCTACAATGATGGTAGAGGTTTAGAAACTTCCAATAAATATTTTCTAACCAAAGCATCCTCATATAATTCAAGCGGTAAACCAAGTGGTGATAATATTGTGACGGGTGAGGGTTTGCCTGGAATAAAAACATTAAAAAGTTTAAATGCAGATTTTAATGCTGAGGTACTTGAAAATGACAATAAGTTTGAGGTAGCTGTAAAAAGAGAAGGCGGTAGAATTAACCGTACATATACATACTATTTCTTTGTGGGAGACAGAGTTTACAGGTTAGAAGATAGATTTGGTAACTTAGAAACAAGTGTGGATTCTACAGGAAATGAAGGAACAACAACATTTGATAGTAGCTTTCCTCAGAATATTCTTCCGGCTTTACAGGATTTAGTAGGTAGAGGTACAACCCCTGATGTATTTTTTGATGCTGTTGGAAGGAGTGCAATTTCTGACTCACGCTTTTCGGGGGTAGTAGAAGATTCTCTTATTACTCCTGAAGGAGAAAGTGCAATAATGCAAAGTGCTTTAAAGGACTGTGGAATATTAGGTACTAAAGGTAATCCTTTAACAAAGAGGAATAGAAATCCCGCTGCTAAACCGTACAAACAATCTCAGGACGAAGATTCATATAGTCCTTTAACTGATGCAATATATGATGATGGTACAGGAGTAATTCAATATCCTGAAGGTGTTTCTGACACCTTAATGATTGGTACATTAAGTCCTGTAGGTCTTTACAGATGGAATGGGTCTCAATGGATTGGATTACAAGATGGCCCTCCTAGTATGTCAAAAAGAATTGTTTACTACTCCGCAAAACCAACAAGAGCTGGAGAGTGGCAAAGATTTGATTTAACAATTCCCGTGCCGGAGGATTGGTTTGTTGGCGAAGCCTGGGACCTGTACATATATGGACATAACGGAGGAGATTCTTCAGGTGTGGTTTGGGCTGATAATTTTTATATGGATTTTACTTTAAAAAGCGAATCAGTAACTCAAGAGGTTAAGAAACCATTTACTGCGAAGATTGTCAATGTTTTAAATTCTTCTGAGGTAAAGGTAAATAAAACTTATAATGATCTTTCTTTTTCATTGGGTATAGAAGATATTGATGTGGATACGGATATATCTGTGGTGGATGGTGATATAACAGGATACGACACTATTCCACCTGTTACATACGATTTTTTTCAAGTATCATATTTAACTCTAAATCCAAAAGATTTAAGAACTTACCTTAAATTTGAAAATGATTTATTTTTAACTACAAATTTTAAACAAGATAAAATAAATGTTGAATGGCCTCATTCTGTAGTATACAAGCTTTACGAACCACTACCTAATGAGTACAGAACATTGGATGAGTGCATAGTTGTCAAACAGATGGCTAATCCTTATGAAGATACTATTAAAATAGTAGATTTTGTTCCAGAAGAAACTCCTAGCTTAGTACTAAAATCTCCTGATATGCAAAATGTTGAAAGTCCTATTAAGAAAAGGTCTACTAACTACAAAACTGAAGCTGATATTTTAACAAGTGATAAATCTATATCTGATAATCTTAGGAATACCTTTTTAAGTCAAAGTTTAGATAGTGTAGAAATAAATACTGATTACTCACAATATAAAAAATTTGTTAACTTTAGTTCAATTGAAAAAAGAATTAGAAATTTTAAATTAAAACTTGAACAAATAGAAGATAACAAAATTTCTAGTGCTTCTTATATCGGAGTTAGTGGTTCTTTAAAAGACAAAAATTTATATCACTATAAAATAGAAGATGTTAAAAATAATTTTGATGAATTTGAAAAATATATGTATTTTAAGAGTTCTTCGTATGTCAGTAGTTCTATTGGAGTTTTTCATGACAATGCGTGGCCTAAAACCAATGGGAGTGGTACTTTTAATAATGAATATGTTTTGGCTCATACAACTTCATCACAAGCAAATACGTGGTTTACAAATGCTATAAATTCTGCTTCTTTGTATGATGAAGAAAATTCTTCAAAACTGAGTTCTATATTGCCTGAATATTTAATAGAAGATGATAACAATCAAATTTATCTAAAATTTGTTGATATGATTGGGCAGCATTTTGATTCTATATGGGAATATATAAATGCTTTATCGGATATAACAGATAGAAGAAATAGGTTAGATGAGGGTATATCTAAAGATTTATTATTTAGTGTTGCTAAATCTTTAGGGTGGAATTTAAATGATGCTAAAGACTTAGTATCTTTGCCAAGATATGTTTTGGGTAAAGAAGTAACCGGTTCAGCTTACTCTGATTACTCAGCTACAGCCGAAAGAGATATATCTAGAGAAATTTGGAGTCGTGTTATAAACAATATGCCTTTCTTTTTAAAGAATAAAGGCACTGTTAGAGCATTAAAAGGATTAATAAATGTTTATGGTATCCCATCAACTATTTTGAGAGTCAAAGAGTATGGAGGACCAAATGTACCTGATGATGAAACTCCACAATTTGAGATAACAAGAAAATTTACAAAAGCTTTAGATTTTAGAGGTTCTCAGCATGTTAAAGTTGCTTGGGCTAATGATTCAAAATCAGAAAGAAAACCTGATACTGTAGAGTTTAGGTTCAGAGCAGCTACAGGTTCTAATCAAATATTAGTAGAAAAGAAAGATGTTAACAATCAAGATTGGTTCATCAGATTAAAAGATAATGGTTCTACGGATAATTATGGTACGGTTTCCCTTTTGTTATCTGGTTCTAGAGTAGGTATTGATCAAGGAGCTTATAAAGAAATCAGTTCTTCTGCTTTACCAATTTACGATGGTGATTTTTATTCTGTTATGGTTAGGAGGATGATAGGGAGTGATGACACATCAGTATCACAGTCATACGAACTAAATGTCGGTAAGTACGATTCAGGTAGAAGTAAGATACATTTATATAGTACTACTACAATGGATGTGACGCAAGCGGCTTCCTCATCTTTCAGCAATGCTTGGACAGGTAATGGTAATATATTTATAGGTGGTCAGTCTGCTGTTACAGGTGTTGGAGCTAGGTTTAGTGGTTCCATTATGGAATACAGACATTGGACAGAAACATTAAATACTGGTTCATTTAAAAATCATTTAGCTAATCCAAATGCTTATGATGGTAATACTATATCTTCTTCTTATGAAAATTTAGTTTTAAGATATTCCTTTAATGACAATAAAAATTTAGCTTCTGATAGTGAGGGTATTAGAGATGTTAGTTCAAATCAAACACAAACATTATCAGGATCACATTCAGGTTTTACAGGAAATTTTTTTAGAAGCGTAGTAGATGAACAAAAAGCTCATATACCGAATTTAGGTGGATTGAGAAGAGTTACAAATAAAGTGAGAATTGAAAACAATTTTATAAAACAAAATGAACACTTAAGCGCAGATGTAAGAGTAACAGATAGTGCCTATGACACCTCTCCTTTAGATTCTAATAGAGTTGGAATATTCTTTTCACCAACAGATGTGATTAATAATGATATTATCAATTCTGTAGGTGATTTGAATTTTGATAACTTTATAGGTGACCCAAGAGACAGAACGGAGTTAAGTTATAGGGGATTAAAGAACGTTTCCGATAACTATTGGAAGAAGTATACCGCTCCTAATAATTTTTGGGATTATATGAGAGTTATTAGATACTATGACCAATCATTATTTCCCCAATTGAAAAGAATGATTCCTGCTAGAGCTAAATCGGATGTCGGTTTGGTGATAGAACCTAATATGTTTGAAAGACCAAAGGTTGTTATATCTAAAACGATAGATATTGAAAATCAATTTTATACCGCTTCTATAAATATGGCTAGGGAAGGTGAAGATAACGAATTAAATAAAGAATATAATAATCATACAAGAACTTTCTTTATAACATCTTCTTATAATGGTGGATTAAATATAACAAACTACGATGCTTATACAGGAACAATCGGCATTTATACTAACTCTAAAACAGGATCATTATCTGTTGTTTCTTCAAGTGGTGAACTATTACTGAATGAAGCTAGTGGTTCTGAAATTAATGAAAGATCTATAGAAAGAAGTATTTGGCAAAGACTGAATACTAATGATAAATATTATAGCGATGTAACTATGTCATTTGGAGATGATACTATAAATGGTGCCAAAGAAGTATTGCAACCAGTAATTTCCGGATCTATAGTGTATGGTAAGAATCAACAATTAAATTCATTTTACAGTACTTCATTAAGTGCATATAATGAAACACCACATTCTTCATCACTCTTCAATTCTGATTTAGATAATAAAGCAGACCACAGTACAGCAATATTTAATCTATACTATGCTGGTGTTAAAAATGACAGCAGAACAGCAATAGGAAATAATCCAATAGAGGTGATAATAAGCGCACCAACTAAATTAGTGACTGTCGAGGGTGGTGATTCAACATTAGATACCGGAGATGGTATAGTTCCAGAATTTAAAGATCCTGTAATATTGGAAACAAATTCAGAATTTTCGAGTACTTTTACACCACAACAACCTCCGAAGGTATTCACTCCAAAGGATAAAGAGATAATAATTAATTTTCCTAAAGAAGTTACGGATACCATACAAACCTTAGAGAGTTCAGGATTTCCTAAGGCTGAAGTAGACAAGTTTATTGAGGATAAAGTCAAAGAAATTAAAACTTTAGGTGCGCAAAATACTAATAAAAATAAAGATGTTCCATCTGATGAAGCAGATGAACCTAAAACTACAACAAAATGAAGTAAATAAAATTAACAAAAATTTAAAAATATGATATTTATATATGAATCAAATTATACAAAATTTCAAAAAAATATAATTAGGAGTAAATTATGGGATTTCTAAACAACACTACTGTAACTGTAGATGCTATTCTAACTAAAAAAGGTCGTGAATTACTAGCAAAGGGTACAGACGCATTTAATATTACAAAGTTTGCATTAGCAGATGATGAGGTAGATTACAATCTGTGGGATGTGACACATCCAAACGGAAGTGACTATTATGGGAGTGTCATTGAAAGCATGCCATTGCTAGAAGCTTCACCCGATGAAACTCAAGTAATGAAATTTAAGTTATTATCACTATCCAAACTTACTACCAACTCATTACCTAATTTGATTCTAAGTGAAGAAGATTCTATAACTTTTACAAACGCGAATCACCAATCTAAACCGATAACTGCCGAAACTGATAATGTAACTGATAACACTTACACAGCAACTATCTCCGATAGAACTGTTGCAACATTCCAAGGTGAATCATCGGTTCAGAGTGATGGAAGTATTACTAGAGTATTTGCTCAAAGTGAAACTATATTAATAGTACCGCAGCTACAAACTACTGGTAATGCTACTGCTAATCTAACGATAACAGGTACAGATACTGGATTTTCTACAACACTATCAATAACAAACAACTATACCGATCAGAATTAGGAGTAAAAGATGGCTACAATATATAAAGATTTAATAAAAACAGGCGACGGTAGTACGGATTTTGTAACTACATCAGACACAATCTCTTCAGGAATGTGGGCTGGTGGTGCAGGAACTATAACTTCATTCTTCACATCATCTGCTCAAAGTGCCAGTAATGGTCAGTATTACCTAGATGTTTACGCAGCTAATCCACAATCGGATAGTACCGCTCAACCACAATTTTCAATTGCTTATGGTCATTTTCATGGTAGTGGTTCAAAAGGATTAAAGGGAACTGCTGGTGATAGAGCTTCAAAAACTATATACAGCCAAGTAGCTAATTTAGTTTTAGCAGCGGGAACAGATAGATTTACTTTTGCAAATCAAGTTGCAGGTAAGAAAAACTCAATATATGTTATGTCGGTAGCCAGACAACAACTTCGTGAAAAGATGGATCCAGGTAATTGGGAATTACACATATCAGGAGGATACGATGAACCACAAGCAAGCGTTTTAAAATTAATTGATGATAGCAGTACGGTATCTCAAGAAACTGGTTTAGGTGGTAGGGTATTCAACATTGTTTCAGGTTCCTTAGATGGTGGTACAACTATAAAAACAGCAGCTGCTAGTCAAACTAATGGTGGGCTTGGACTATTTTATCCTGATTTAGGTCTTTTAGTTTTTAACGGACACTCTTTAAATTTAGCTGCATCTCTTGGAGAAGCAACTGGTTCAAATTCTCTTGGAGATAATAATACCAACTTCTTTAATGCAATATCAAGCGGTAGTAAGTTTCAAGCAAGAAGAGAAGAAATAATCGATTCCCAACATTACTTTTGTAGGGTGCCAAATGCTGATTTTAACTATAGTTCTAATCCAACATTTTCTTTGACAGGATCTTTTACTCAGCAAACATTCATAAAAAATCCAAGAACATTCATAACGCAAGTTGGATTGTATAATGAAGCAAATGAACTATTGGCTGTTGCTAAATTAAGTAAGCCTTTATTAAAATCATTTTCAAGAGAAGCTATTATAAAAGTTAAGCTTGATTTTTAAAATAGTGGAGATATAGGTCATGTCTGTTCTAAAAATAATTGACCCAAATGATATAAATGTAACACCTTTTAAATCATACAAGGAGTTTACTGTCACTAATGTTGACAGTGGTAGTGGCATTTATGGTATAAGAGGAATTTGGTCAAATGGTTATAATTTTACAAAATCAAATTCAGCTAACATAACATTTGAATCTGCTAGCTTTCACTTTTTACCTGCTTGGCATCTTATAAACCAAAAATTCTATGGACAAACTAATCCTGGCATAAAAAGAGACGATAACGATTTCAGTAGAATTTATTTAAATCCAAAATACCCTAAACAACATAAAATTTTGCATAAATCATCCTCTATGATATCAGTATCTCAGAAGATGTATGGTGAGAGAATAAAGCCTAAGTCTATTAGACTAACAGATGATAGTACATCTTCTACAGTTACGATTGTAGACGATGGTAATGGCAACTTATATGATAATAGTTTATCATCAAGCTTTGCCGAATTTGCTGCTAGTAATTTTAACGACTCTGATGTAATCAAATCTACCGGAAGTTTTGCTGGTAATATTTTTTATGAACACGGATTATTAGTATTTACAAATACAGGATCTAAATTTGTAGATATCGGAACTGGTAAAGGAACCGATGGATTCAGCCTGAAGTACAAATCACAAATAACTACATATGAGCATTCTTACAATTGTATTGTAGGAGAGGGTGAGTTTAATGGTACAAGTAATGTATCCGCTACATTTCAAAGAAGTGGAAGTTCTACTGTCATAGGTGCAAATACAGGATCTTATTCTTGGAAAAAATTTTTACCTGCGGGAGACGCTCAATTTAAATCAGGATCATTTAATGATACGATAATACAAGCGCAAAAGTATGAGGGGTTCGTATCTCATTCTGAATTTACTCCATACATTACTCAAGTTGGTTTATACAATGACGATAATGAATTACTTGCTGTAGGGCAATTAGCTCGACCTATAAAAAATGATGATGAATTAAGTTTATCGATAAACGTAAGGTTTGATGCATAATGGGTAAGTTTAAAAGAATGATGGAAGTAAGTTCTCCTTTATATGAGAGGATAGATTACTTAGATTTAGCA